AATAATATAGGAGGATACTCCAATGAAATATCTTAAAAAAGTATTTGATTGGTTTTTTCAAGCATATGAACCTGAAAGACCTAAATTAAAAACTTATAACTTTAAAGGTAGAACATACTACCTAAGGAAACGAAAAAGAAATGCCAGCAGTAAGTAGAGTAGGATTAGATACCCATGTAGGTCACGCAAGTCCTACGCCTAACCCTTTTCATCAAACTCCATATGCTGTTGGTTCGTCAAATGTTTTTACGAACAAGGCTAAAACTGTTCGTGTAGGAGATACTACTGGATGTGGTGATCCTGCAGCTGCAGGAAGTCCTAATGTGTTTGTAAATAAGATTGCTGTACACAGATTAGGTGACGCAACTGCAGGTCACGGAAGTTTTGTACCAAATGCTTCTGCTTCAGGATCAGGTAATGTATTTGCAAATGGATAGTATAAATAGTAGTAGGAGAGATTAAATGGCAAGTTATGACGCTGGTTCACTAACAAATAAAAGTAAAAGAAGTTCAAAACTCTTTAAGGATTTGAATCTTGACTTTCAAGAAAATACTGCTACTAAAGATATTCAAAAGATGTTAGACGTAGAGTCAGTAAAAAGAAGTGTACGAAATTTGATTAACTTGAATCACTATGATAAACCTTTTCACCCAGAGATTGGGTCTAATTTGAGAGGAATGTTATTTGAAAATATAACTCCTCAAATGAGTCATGCGATTACAAAAGAAATAGATTTATTAATTAGAAATTACGAACCAAGAGCAAAACTAGTACAAGTATCTACAATGCCAAATTTTGATAGAAACGCATATACGGCTACAATATCGTTTCATGTACAAAATGCTCCTGATAGAATAACAGTAGAATCATTTTTAGAAAGATTAAGATAATATGGCAACAAAATTAGAAATATCACAATTAGACTTTGACGGAATCAAAGATAATCTAAAAACTTTCCTATCACAACAGGATGAGTTTACTGATTATGATTTTGAAGGTTCTGGAATGAATGTTCTATTAGATGTTCTTGCCTACAACACTCACTATCTTGGATACAATGCTAATATGTTGGCAAACGAGATGTTTCTTGATAGTGCCGATCAAAGATCAAGTGTCGTGTCATTAGCAAAACAAGTTGGTTACACTCCTAAAAGTGCTACATCTTCTACAGCAAAAATTGATGTAGTTGTCAACAACGCTTCAGGCGCCTCTCTTACAATGTCAAGAGGAACAAAATTTACAACTACGGTTGACGCAACAAGTTATTCTTTTGTAAATAATACTGACATAAGTATTTCTCCAATAGATGGTGTTTTTAAATTTTCTAACTTAGATATTTTTGAAGGTACATATTTAAATTACAAGTACACAGCAAATACGTCTGATACAGATCAAAGATTTATTATACCAAATGATTTTGTTGACACAGCAACTCTTACTGTTAAAGTTCAAGAGTCTTCTTCTGACTCTACAACAAACACATATAAATTAGCAAGTGGTATTACAGGAATAGATTCTACATCTAAAGTTTATTTCTTACAAGAAGTTGAGAATGGAAGATACGAAGTTTATTTTGGTGATGGTGCTTTAGGAAAATCTGTTGCTGATGGTAACATTGTTATCTTAGATTATGTTACTTGTAATCGAGGTGAACCTAACGGTGCTTCAGTATTTACATTATCAGGAAGTATTGGTGGATTTTCAAGTGCAACAATCACAACTGTAAGTAATGCAAATGGCGGAACAGGACCTGAAAGTATTTCATCAATAAAGTATAATGCACCAAGAGATTACTCAACTCAAGATAGAGCTGTAACTGCTGAAGATTATAAAGTTCTCGTTAAAAGTTTATATGCAAATGCTCAAGCCGTTCAAGTCTATGGCGGTGAAGATGCTGCAATACCAAATTATGGTAAAGTTTTTATTTCTATCAAAGCAAGGTCGGGTTCTAATTTAACTGAAACAACTAAAGCAAGTATAGTACAAAGTCTTAAAAAGTTTGCTGTTGCTTCTGTAAGACCTGAAATTATAGACCCAGAAACAACTTTCATTACATTGGCGACATCTTTTAAATATGATTCTGGTAAAACTGTAAAAGATATATCTACACTTAGAACAAATATTGCTAATGCAATTGCAGTTTACAATAATGAAACACTAGAAAATTTTACTGGTATGTTTAGATATTCAAAATTACTTGAGGCAGTGAATAGCGCTGACACATCTATTCTAAGTAATATTACAACTGTTAAGATGTACAAATTTTTTACACCTACTTTAAGTGAAGGATTAAAATATACACTTTCATTTAACAATGCATTTTATAATCCACACTCTGGACATAATTCAACTGCTGGTGGTATTATTACTTCAACGGGTTTTAAAATTAATAATGACAGTTCTGTTAATGAACACTTTTTAGATGATAATGGTGCTGGTATTTTACGAGTTTACTATTTAAGTGGTACAACAAGAGTTTATACAAGTTCAACTTATGGTACTGTTGATTATGCAACTGGAGAAGTTATTTTAACTTCTGCTAATATTACAAGTATTTCAAATGTTGATGGTGCGGCTAGTACAAGAATAAGAGTAACTACAATACCAAGTTCAAATGATATTATACCTGTTCGTAATCAAGTTTTAGAAATTGATAGTGCTAATTCAACTGTAAGTGGTGATGTAGATGCAATTGAAAGTGGTAGTTCACAAGCGGGAACATCTTACACAACAACCAGCAGTTATTCTTCTTACTAGAGAATAATTATGGCAGATAAAAAGAAAACAAATAAGAAAAAAATATCCACACTTGTTGCTCAACAGGTACCTGAATTTGTTTTAACAGACCATCCTAAATTTACAGAATTTCTTTCTTCATATTTTCTATTCATGGAATCTGCTGAATTAAATTTAGATACATTTACAAACATAGATCAAATACTTTTAGAAACTGAAACATTAACTGATAGTTATGTATTACTTGACCAAACAGATAAGAATGGTTTAGATAATGGTAGTAAAGTTGTTGATGAAGAAAATACATTTGGTGGTTCTTTTCAAAAAAATGAAACAATTACAGGCACAACATCTGGTGCAACATCAACTGTTTTAGCAGATGACATACTAGGCAATTCACGATTATTTGTTTCAGCAAACAATGCTTGGATTACAGGAGAAACTGTAACTGGTTCTATATCAGGTGCAACAGCCAAAGTTGCTAAGTATCGTGCTAATCCTGTTGAGAATTTACAACAACTCTTAAACTATTCAGATCCCGACCATACGATAAACGATTTCTTATCTCAAATGAAAGAGGAATTTCTTAATACAATTCCTAAAGATACTCATGCTAGTGTTGATACAAGAAAATTAATTAAAAATATAAAATCATTATATCGAGCAAAAGGAACATCAAAGGCACATAAAGCATTTTTTAGAATATTGTTTAATGAACCTTCAGAAGTTTATTTACCAGCTAATGATATGTTACGAGTATCTGCTGGTGGTTGGAGTAGACAAACATTTATTCGCTGTACACAAACTGCAGCACAAGCAGTTAATGACCCTATCTTTTTAGTTGGACAAATAATTACACAACCAAATAATCCTGCTTCTGCTACAATTAATACTGCTACAGCAGTTGTAGAAAATGTTACGAAGTTTCAAGCAGGATCAATAGAGATTATAGAAATTGCTGTTAATGATGAAACCGTAACTGGTACATTTGTAACTGGAACGGAAGTAACAGGAACTAGTTATGTTGATTCTGAAACAGAAATCAAAGTAACTGTAAGTCAAGGTCTATCAACTACAACAATTACAAATGACGGAAGTACATTAACAGTAGGTGATGAAGCAACAGTAAGTGGCGGTTCAGGAATTGGTGGTCGTGTTTCAGTTTTAGATATTCAAGGCGCAGGTGTTGATGAGGTTCTTGTCGATACTGTTGGTACAAAATATGATATTGGTGATACAATAACATTTAGTTCAGGAACTGCTGAAGCAAAAGTTTCTATTGTTAATGGTGGTTTTGCACCTGAAGCAGGAAGTCTTGCTGTTCATGTTGAATTAGAAACTGCTACAATTACTGGTGGAGGATCTGGTGATTTAGAATTAGAAGATATTTTTAATCCAGAAGGATATGTTGCTGGAGAGGGTGTTGAATCAGCAAAGTTTTTAGATTCTTCATCTCACGAAACAGATACAGAAATTAAAGTAGAGTTAGAAAATGAAGTTGGAGAAATATTATTAGAAGAACATGATTCACAGACAGCAGAAACTTCTTTTCTTCTGAATCAATTTTCAGAACCAAATACACCATATGAATTTTATACAGATGACCATGTTGTATTAGAAGATACTATGGGTATAGGTGATCGTTATTTTGGTAATAAAATAGTTCAAGAAAATTCAACAGGTGTTGGAGATATAACTGATATACGAATG